CATTGAGGCAGAAAGGTTTGGGCACCGTGTCCGCATACAACCCTAATGCCTTCTCATTTTCTTCACTGAAGAAATACGAAAATTGCCCGAAGCAATACGCAGAGATTGTAGTCTATCAGAATTACAAAGACGTATTCACTGACCCAAAAGGCGGCTACGGTGAGCGGCTGCATAAGGCTGCGGAGAACTACATCAAGGCTGCAGGAGAACTGGAAGCCGAGTTCGCCTTCATCAAGCCCATTCTTGACACTCTGCGTAACGTCAGCGGGGAGAAGCGCACAGAACACAAGATGGGGGTCAAGCATGATGGCAGCGCAACCCGGTGGAATGATCCCGAGCGCTGGTTCCAAGGCATCGCAGACCTGACCATCGTTGGTGAATCTCCTGTGGCGCGTGTCGTTGACTACAAAGCAGGTGATTCAAAGTATGCGGATACGGATCAGCTTGAACTGATGGCGCTTTTGATCTTTGCGCATTTCCCCCATGTCAAGCTGGTGAAAGGCGCCCTTCTGTTTGTACTCAATGAGCAGATTCGCAAGCGCACGGTGGACATCACGGAAAAAGACCGGCTCTGGCAGAAATATCGGGAGCGCCATGCTAAGATTGTCGGGTCACACACAGCGAATAACTGGCCGATGAAAGAGTCGGGATTGTGTAAGAAGCACTGCCCGATTTTAAGTTGCGTTCACAATGGTAGGAAATAGCATGAAAACTTTTCCGCCGCTTCCCATTCCTTTTATGGAGCTAAATCGAGAGATAGCTCCAGTGGTGTACGAAGGATGGGCTGCACAAATGCGTGCGTATGGGGAAGCATGCGCAAAAGAAGAACTAACCGCCTGTATTAAAATGCTAGAAGAAATTCACGAGCGTCGAAAAAACGTGGATAATCTCGCGTTGTACTTTGCTAATCTGTTGAGGGATCGGCTGTAATGCCAGGACAACCGCCAGGGAAGAGAGTGCTTGCGGTTATTGCAGCGCTGGAAGATGCCGGTGAAATGACAAGAGCGGAAATCTGTAGGGTTATGGGTGTTGATAGATTCATCGGCTCTGCGGTACTGTCCCGCATGCACAAGGCGACACAGATGTTGCCAAAACGTATTTACATCGTGCGGTGGGTGTATGAGGATGATGTTGGTGGTAGGCGCTACCCTAAAGCCGTGTTTGCGCTAGGAGACAAGAAGGACGCACCGAAACCGGCACCGAAACCTAATAAAGTAAGCACTGCAGAATACCGAGACAAAGAACAGAAACGCGTGAACAGTGTTTTTATGTGGGGGCAGTCGAGGCGCGTACGACATGCTGCCAGAAAGAAGGAAAACCATGCCATACATGACCGATGGGAAACGTGATTACAAGCGCCAGAACGAGAACGTAGACAGTAAGCCTGCCGCACGTAAACACCGGGCGCATGGTGTCAAAGTTCAGCGCGCTCTTGAAGCAGAAGGTCGAGCGCACAAGGGTGATGGGCTTGACAATGGGCATAAAAAAGCCTACAGTAAAGGTGGTTCTGCTGATTTAAAAAACATCAAATTGCAGAGCCCGTCTGAAAATCGTAGCTTTTCTAGAAACGCCGATAGCTCAATGAAAAATGAGCGGTCGAAGAAGGACAAGTAAGGGTTTTCACTGTTGACGCTGGTTTGCGTCGGCAGTACAGTAAGTTTGTTGGTGGTCGGTGGTAGCGACCGAAAGTGTCCTGTAAGGCTAGAGTGGGGGCACGCCGTTCTCTTCCGGTATTAACCTAGTCCGTGCGCAATGGGTACCTCCTGCCTAACGAGCGCGCCGGCTCCCCGAGAGAAACACCACTCTCGGGGCGTCGTTACATTTAACGGTGTTGTTTTTAACGGAGTTTATATGCAAGTCAAACTGGCAGAAGCGCTGTTGCGGCGCAAGGAACTGCAACAAAAAGTAGATCGTCTGAAGGCGATTCAAGCCAACGCATTCTTTGAAGTGCGGGCAAAACGGGTCAAGGTCACTGACGATCTTGATGATGTCGTGGCGCAGGTGCCGCTGCTTACGGCTGCGCAGGTCACGCACGAATACGACTGGCACGCCAAGCAACTGCGCTTGGTCGATGCTGCGATTCAACAAGCCAACTGGACTACGGTTCTCGATGTTGGTGATACGATGGGTGACTATGTGGCGCTGGAAAAGCCGGCGCCGCGAGGTAAAGCCTAAGAGTTAAATGCGGGTGCATTGCGTTTGGGGGAAGGTCGCACGGAACCTTAATCCGCAGAGATTGCGCAGTCTCGTTGCTAGGCTACATGAGTTGTAGCACCAGCCTGTTAAGCTGACCTATCAATGGTGAAGATTAGTTCCTAGTCTGATCAAAGTTAAAACTAGGGGAACTCCGAATAGTAGAACGGTGTACATATTAGTCCCGATTGACCGATTAGTATCACATCCGACGCCTGACTATTTGAATTCCGAATAACCAGCCCCGAAGGTGCACCCGCACCATTTTTCTGTACTGTATTTTTCGTTGGGGAGTCACCCTGCTTAGGCAGGCTTAGCGTGGCGAATCCGGCGCAACGCTCCCCAGGAGTAGGCCGGCGCAAGTTGCATGGCGGTAATCGCGGTATGAGAAAGCCTGGAACCAGAAGGCAACAGAACGGCTTGACGCTTCGGAGAGACGAAAACCTAACATGCACATCGTTGAGAACAAAATCCTCGTATTTAGAACGCGCCACCCAGAGCGCTACTCACTCATCCCCAAGTCAAGGAATCTAGGTGAAGTTACTCCAGGCATACACGAGATTGCCGTTCGATGGGGTCTTGATGAGGTTCGCGTACTTCGCAACCTTGGTGTTAAAAACGTACCTTCTCCAATACAAGGCACGTACGCATGGCCGGGGCGCTTCAAGCCTTTCGAGCATCAGATTGCTACGGCATCGTTTCTTACGATGCACAATCGAGCATACGTATTTAATTCCCCTGGAACAGGCAAATCATTGGCATGTCTTTGGGCTGCTGACTACCTTATGGCTAAACGCCTTGTTAGGCGCTGTCTTATCGTCTGCCCTCTTTCTATTATGGAAGCAGCTTGGATGAAGGACTTGATGCAGTCTATCATTCACAGAAAGGCTGCCATAGCGCACGCAAGTTCTATGGAGAAACGGCGCGACATCATCGAGGAAGGTCACGAATTTGTTATCATTAACTACGATGGTGTAGAGGGTGTAGCTCAAGACATCATTGATGATGGTACTTTTGATTTAGTGATATGCGACGAGGCGAATTTTGTAAAAAACACACAAACCCGCAGGTGGAAAGCACTCAATGCGATATGCAAACCTGAAACGCGCATATGGGCGCTTACTGGAACTCCCGCTCCGCAATCTCCCGTTGACGCGTATGGTTTGGCTAAGCTCGTTACTCCTGGCTCTGTACCAAGATTCATAACAGCATGGAAAGATAAGACCATGCTGAAAGTGTCACAGTTTAAATGGGTTGCCAAAGGAGATGCGCCCAAGACTGTACACGCTGCGCTTCAACCTGCAATCAGGTTCACGAAAGACATGTGCCTCGATCTGCCGCCTGTGTTGACGGCAACGCGCAAGGTGGCGATGACTGCGCAACAAGATAAATACTATCGCATGATGAAGATACGTGCGGTCATGTCTGCTGCTGGTGAGACAGTAACCGCAGTCAACGCCGCTACGGTCATCAACAAACTCTTGCAGATCAGCGCTGGTGCGGTGTATAGTGATGAATCAGAGACAGTTGTGTTCGACTGCAAGCCGCGCCTCACTGCACTGGATGAAGTTCTTGCTGATACGGATAGAAAAGTTCTTGTCTTTGCGCCATACCGCAGCAGCATTGACACTATCGTTGACCATCTGCACGCTACGAAGATTTCAGCAAGATCAATAACAGGCGATGTGTCGCCAACAAAGCGTGGGGAGATTTTTAATGACTTCCAGGGAAAGCCTGATCCACGGGTCTTGGTCATACAACCGCAAGCAGCAGCGCATGGAGTTACGCTCACGGCTGCTGACACTGTTGTATTTTGGGGACCCGTTATGTCAGTGGAAACATACATTCAGTGTATTGCTCGTGCTGATCGAATCGGACAGAAGGGAACGTCAGTCACAGTGATTCACTTGCAAAGTAGTGAAATAGAAGCTAAGATGTTCAAACAACTAGAGTCTCGTGTAGAAGACCATACCTCAATCGTCAGAATGTACGAAGCAGAAATGGAGAAAATGTAATGACAACCCCGACCGTAGACGACCTGTGTCGTGTGTACGTGAAGATTCGTGAGAAGAAGCGTGAGAAGGTCAAGGCGTACGAAGAAGAAATCGCCCTTCTCGATGGCAAGCTTGACACCCTTGCTGGCGCCATGAAAGATATGCTGGCTGCGGCAGGCGCGCAGTCTATCAAGACAGAACACGGTACCGTGTATGCGCAAGTCAAGACGCGCTACTACCCGATGGACTGGTCCGTGTTTGGTGATTGGGTTGTGAAAAACAACGCAATTGATCTTCTGGAGAAACGTGTATCACAAGGAAACATGAAGAACTGGCTTGAACAATTCCCCACAAACCCCCCGCCTGGAATGCAGGCTGATTCTGAAATGACAGTAACAGTTAGAAAGAGTTAACTAAATATGGAAACTTTTACACAACCAAAAATCACTGGTTATCGCCAACTGAGCGAAACCGAAGTAGCGCTCATGAATGAAGGCAAGGCGCTTGCTGAACAGTGTGGTGCCTATATCGAGAAGCTACGAAAGCATGCGGATACGAAGCGCCCGAATGCAGAAACGCATCTTATGCCGCCGCTGGATCAACGTTGGGTCAGTATTGGCGCAACACAACTCCAACAAGGTTTCATGGCCGTGATTCGCGGCATCGCCCAACCTACTAGTTTTTAAATATGGCAACAATTGAACAAATTGCCCGAGTAGCACACGAGATTAACCGTGCGTATTGTGCGGCGCTTGGTGATAATTCTCAGGCGGAATG